TATTTAACTTTGGTAAAGCCATAATAAATTATCCTTTATAATCTAGACAATACTCTTGGTATTGCAGCTCTTATTTGCCTCTCTGCACTATTAATAACCACTTCCTCAATTCTATCACGCAGTGGTTTTGGTAGGTCTGCCTCATCTGTTAAATTTTTCCAATATCTATATGCAAATGTTACACTAACTTTATTCACTTCTGATGCTTGAGTAGCTTGTAATTGTATCTCTGCAACTGTCTTTGGAAAGCACTCTATTAATTCTACTCCGTATCTTCTTTTATCTTTTTGGTCTAACTGATATATTTGTAATCCACCAGCATAATTATCATAATAACCCATAGACCAAGTTTGTGGATTGTATGCAAGTCGTTGCCAAGTTTCAAAGAATGTTTTTTCTCTTAAATCAGATGAACATCTGAATACACCAGTAATGTCACCGTATGAATAACCGTTTACTATACCTCTTACAGGCCCATATATGTTTGTGTCTTCTGTTGTATCAAGATTACGGCCTGGAAGTGAAATGGATTCACATTGCAATCCAACTTTTCTTGTTGTACCTTCACCAGTATTTTCTTCCATAACTTTTGAAAACACATTATTTAATGCACCTTTAGGTTGACCTCTAGAACCTTGTGGTGGTAGTATCACAACTTCATATCTTGAAGGTAACGCATAACCATCATCAGAACGAAACTCTGCGAGTATCTCATTTAAGACACCGTATGCAGTTCCCTCTATTAATCTACCTAAATTAATTTTTGGCATTAAGCTCTTCCTTGTCCTCTATATGTTTTATTACTTCTTCTTTTATGTTTGTTCATTGTTGAAGTGATTGGTTTTCTACCAATCGAAGTTCCTTTTTTTACATGGTCAACTGCTTGTGACACACCAAACTTTGCTTTTTTCATTATAACATCTTCCTTGAATCTGAATATACAGTGTTTTCTTTAGCCTTACTAAACCTTGCAACTGGTAATAGTGTTGCGATAGTAAACTCGTCTGCATCTACTCTACGAAATCTTGATTTAACTTTACCAGCAAGATATCGTTTTAATGTTGGTTTAATGAGTTTTATAGTCTTTAATTTTTGATAATTAACATTTAGTCTAGTGGACTCATCAAACTTTGTATTATTACTAAAATCTACAACTCTATCTAGTAATCTTATACGAAGGGGTATTGGTAAATAGTGAAAGTTAATACCAAGAAACCCATCACTATATCTTTCTAATGGTAATACTAATGGAAACCTATCATAATATGGTAATGTCTTTTTTAACTTTGGGTCATAGAAAAACATATTCAACCGACCAATAAATGGAGAGGTTGCTTGTTTACCATCTCTAATTAAATCTAGTGACTTAGGTGTACCAAACTCTCTTATCTTTTCACGATACCAATCAGTTGACTTTGGTCTACCCTTTGCAGCCTTCTGGACACTTTGAATATATTTACTTGGAACTGCCATCTAACTTCTTTCTATTTTCTAAATGTTCTTTTTCTATATCTTGTTTAGACTGTCCATGATACTCTACTGCGTAGTGATTGTCAATCATAAACTCATTTAAAATGACATACCTGTCTAGGTTTGGTTCGTGTACTCTGAACTTACCAAGTATTCTACCAAACTTACCAGACTTATCTTTTTCTGTAATAAGTGTTTGCATAGAACCAACAGGCATCAAAGTAAGGACTAAATCTTTAGCCATATTACCATACTTCTTTTCTTCTAAATCTCTGGTTCTACTTTCAGGGGTGTCAATACCATATAGTCGAATGCGTTCCTTGTGTAACCATACACCAAAGCCCAAGTCGATATCGACATCAACTGTATCACCGTCAATTACCTTGACTATTTTACATCTGTACTCGTACATAATACTATTTATACTGTGGATTAAGATGTTTCTCTGTAAGTATTTTAAATTCCATACCTCTGTTTTCACACCAATCAATTGCTGATTTCCATTTGGCTTTGTTGATACCATATGTTTTAACCTCACTATACCATTTGCGTGTGCGTTTCTTTGGTGTTTTGGTAGGTTCTTTACACTGGTATTCTGGTTTAACCTCTATAATAAACTTCTTGACACCACCAGATGTTTGTTCTATCTTGATATAGAAGTCTGGAAAGTATCGGTGTATTTTACCGTCCCAAGGCGACCTGTAAGGAACGATTACTTCCTCACTACCCCATTCGATTACTCTAGGGTTCTTATCACAGTAGACCATAAACTTGCGTTCCCACAGAGAACGATAGATTATCTGTGATGGGTTACCCTTATACTTCTGTGGGTTCTTTGGAATATATTTACCTTTGTATGACATATCGACTAAATACCTTTACATAGGAGTATTTAGACATGGCTTTAGACATTGCAAAAGGTATCGCACAACAGGTTGTCAATACAGGTTTACAAAAAGTTGCTGGTAATCTACCAGGCCTACTTGGTATTAACAAAGGAAAAATAGGAAGAGATAGTTCTGACACTGCACCTCTCAATGAAAAAAGTCAGAACTCACCAAATTTATTTCAATTTCCACTTGATGTTGCTGGTGACCCAGGCATAGGTAATCATGGACATTACATTATCTTTTTCATAAACGAACAATCAAATTCTAAATTAAGTTTTGCTGGTAAAGCAAAAGATGGTAAGGATACAATTGTAAAAGAAAAGGCAAGAAGAGAAATACCTAACTTTATAAAAAAGAACTTTGGTGGTCGTTTAGGTTATCAGTCCGCTAAAAATACAGATGGTGAAGATACTCTTTCAAGTAGTGGTTCAAATGTTTTACCAGACACAGATAGTGGCATTAACCCATATCAATCTAAAGCTGCAATAAAAAAAGAAATGCAAGAAGTAGAGGGTGGTCAAGTTGTTAGGATAGATAGACCACCGACCAGAAGATTAGATACTGCGATTGCAATGTATATGCCTGCGTCTATTCAGGTTTCATATAAAACGGAATACGAAGATGAGGCAATAGGTGGTCTTGCAGCTGCAGCTGCGAGTATATATCAATCAATGGGTGGTGGTGCTAGATTTGGTGATGCACTAAAAGGTCAACTTGGAAAGATTGCTGATGATGTGAAGAAAAAAGGATTATCAATTGCTCTTGATATTGCAGATGGACTGGGTGTCACTGGTGCTAAAGCTGCACTAGAAATAACAACTGGTGCTGTTATTGCAGATAGAATGGAACTTGCATTTAAAAATGTAGGTAGAAGAAGTTTTGAATATACATTTAAAATGATACCTAAAAATAGTAGAGAAGCAGAGGAAGTAAGAAAGATTATATTTGCATTCAAAGCTAATATGTTACCAGAAATGTTAGAAGGTAGAAATAGAGATACAATGACTGTTCCAAACACATTTAATATTCAGTATATGTACAAGGGTAAAGAGAATGATTATGTTCATAGAGTATCAGAGTGTTTTTTAGATAGTGTGTCAGTTACATATGGTGGTGATAGATATAAAACATTTGAACCACACGCAGATGATGGGGCTCCACCAGTAGAAACATCTATATCACTTTCATTTAAAGAAATAGAAATTATCACAAGAGAAAGAGTTTTTGAAGGATATTAAAAATGTATTTTGATGCGTTTCCAGTAATACCTTATGATGCAAAGGGTGATTTACATTTTAAAGATGTAACTAATCTTTTACGAAGAGTAGGTATAAGAGCAAAGGTAAAAAGTAATACTTTGTTATACGATACCTATGATGTAAAGGAAGGTGAAACACCAGAAATGATTGCACACAAATTATACGGTGATGCAGAACTACACTGGGTAATATTATTAATAAATGATATAACAGATAGATATCACCAATGGCCAATGACTGGTGGACAGTTTTTGGATTATTTAAATGACAAATACACAAACCCAGACGGTATACATCATTACGAAACAACTCAAACTTCTGGTGATACTAAAGTTAAAATAGAAGTTATAAATGATGTTGATGAGGACGCATACACAGGTCTTACTCTAATTACTAATCGTGAATATGAAGAACAAGAACAAGATAAGAGAAGACAAATAAGACTACTTGACCCAAGTTTTGTAGAACAATTTATAGACGAGTACCAGAAATTAATCGGTGAAACAGCAATCTAATGGCTTTAGGTAATAGTGTACAATATGCAGGCGAATATGCTTTAGAGGAATGTAAGTTACTTTCCTCCACTGGTGTTGTTGCTCGTTTAGAAGATGCTGTTATAGAGTTTAATATATTTGAGAATATGTTTACAAGTTCTCTTATGTTAAGTTTAATGATTGTTGATAAAGAAAACTTAATTATGAATATGCCTATCGTAGGTCAAGAGTTTGTATCTTTTAAGGTAACAACAAAAGGTGTTGGCTCATTTGATTTTACAGAAAATGTTTTTAGTGTTCATAAAGTATCTGCAAGACAAGATGCGAGTGCAGGCGCTCAGATATATGAATTAAGTTGCATATCCACTGAGGCATTAAGAAATAATAGAACAAGAGTATCAAAATCTTTTTCTGGAACAAATTCAGAAATCATAGAGTCTATTTTAAGAGATACTAATTTAATTAGTACGAACAAACAAATAACTATGGACGAAACAAGTAGACTAAGAAAGTATGTTGCACCTAATACAAGACCCATTGATTTTATAAGAACAATTACAAGAGAATCTTTTTCTAAAAAGTTTGGTGGTTCTCCACACTACTTCTTTTTTGAAAATACAAAAGGATTTCAATTTAGAGTTTTAGATAGTCTGTACAAAGAACCATTTCAAGGTGAATTTGTTGCATCAGAAGCCATGAAAATAGATGGTGAAAATAAAAGAGGAAACCTAGAGAATGACTACAGAAGGATTTTAAATTTTACTTTGTCACACAGTAACGATACTCTAATGTCAAGTAGAATGGGTATGTTAGGCTCTAATTTAATCAAGTACAATATATTTCATAAAAACTACACAGAACACACATTTAATTACTTTGACAACTTCAAGAACTTTGGTAGAATAGACCAAAATCCTATATACAATCAGGTAACCATTGATGAAAAACAAAACACTCTTGGAGATTTTCCCAATGCGAAGATACAAGTACACCCAAGTTCAAATGATGGCACACACGACACAATGTATTACGATACCGACACAGGATACAACTTTTCTGACAACAATGCAGAAAATTGGTTGTCAACCAGAAGGTCAAAGATGGTAGAGTTACGAAACGGTGGTTTAAGCATACAACTTAAAACAAGAGGTTATTGTAAACTATCAGCTGGTGACAAAATTCATCTCACATTACCAATTACAGGAAAAGACCACGGCAAGAGTAAAATAGACACCTTCTATGAGGGTGAATTTTTAGTTACACAATTAAGACACAATTTTGACCAATCAGAAAGAAAACACACAATGTTGATGAGTGCTGTTAAAGACGCAATACCAACAGAATTTAATAATGTAGCAAAATCTACTGAACCAAAAGGTTCAAAAGGTCAAACATTTTTACAATAAAAGGAGAGCTCATAAAACACAATTTATATAACACATAACCCAATATGGAGAAATACATGAAAAAAGGAAGAACTAGAAATAGAGTAAGAAAAATGACATTTCAAAGTCAAACAAGAACAAACATTATACCAATAGACAGGGGGACTAAATATAAAAAAGAGTTTTATGAACGAGAAACGGACAATGATGAAAACATTCAAAGAGTTACAGGAGGGTGTCTACGACCCCAATATATTTAAAGCATTCTTTCTCGCAGGCGGGCCTGGCAGTGGTAAATCCTATGTAGTTGGAAGAACCACTGCAATGTTTGGTATGCGTATTGTCAACAGTGATGAGGTGTTTGAAAAGATGATTAAAGCTGCTGGTATGACAATGAAGATGGGCACAAAACTTGGTAGACAACAAGAACCAGAAAGAGATAAGTTAAGAGATACTGCAAAGAGAGTTACTAAATTAAGACAAGCAAACTATATTGAGGGTAGATTAGGTCTTATTATAGATGGGACAGGTAAAGATTACAACAAAATAGAAGGACAAATGCGTGAGTTACAACAACTAGGTTATGAAAGTCATATGATATTTGTCAATACATCACTTGATGTTGCACTTGCAAGAAATCAAAAAAGAGATAGAACATTACCAGAACCTATCGTAGTAAAATCTTGGAATGCAGTGCAGAAAAATATTGGTAAGTTTAGTCAGTTATTCAAGAATAGATTTATTATTATGGACAATAACGACAAAGATGAAGATATACTAACAGGTGTATTCAAAAGAGTGAGAACTCTTGCAAATAAGAAAGTCACCAATGGTATCGCAAAACAGTGGATTGC